AAATCAACTTACTAAAGACGAATTAAAGGTTCGTGTCTTAGGATTAAAAAATAAACTCCATATTGACCATATTAGGCACGATATGGATATGAAAGGACTTGCTCATAAATACCTTAACGAAGTCCTTGATATCATTGATGAGTATAGATATTGACTATGAAAATCCTTGGGTCTATAATGGAAGTCCTTTTACTAGTGATGATATTGGCGACCATTATGGATTTGTTTATTTAATAGAAAATAAACTGAATGGTAGAAAATATATCGGAAGAAAGTACCTTTGGCAGTTTAGAACTCCCAAAGGTAAAAAGAGAAAAGTAAAATCAGAATCTAATTGGAAAAACTATTATGGGTCTTGTCCGGAACTTAAAGAAGATGTTGAACGACTGGGTAGACAAAATTTTAGTCGAACTATCCTATCATTACATAAAACAAAGGGCAAAACAAACTACGAAGAGACAAGACAACTCTTCGTCAACAATGTTCTCACAGAATCACTTGACGACGGAACTCCAGGATGGTATAATTCACAAGTTCTCAACCGATACTTCCGAAAAGATTATTATGGAAACTCAGATTGAAAGTGAACCTGTAGCACAAGTTCGTGAATGGGCAATCAATAAAATTGAGTTGCTTCATGATGCTGATAGGCACAAAAATGCTCAAGCACTTCTTGCGGAGTTTGATGAGTGGATTAATATTCCAGAAGGAGTGGAAGAACTTGATTATCTTTGTTTAGAAAATGAAGACTGGACTGATGATCAAGAAATTGATGTTCGGTAATCCAACATCTTGACAAAAACTAAATAATCACTTATAATGTTAAAATCCCTGTTATGAGCAGGGTTTTTTATTATGAGACTTTGAAACGCGATTTAGAGCCGTGGGGTCTGCCCTCTGAGAAGAGGGAAGTGCGCTTTCCTTATACGGATGTAGAGTTCTATTAATTTTAATGCAAAACTTCTTTACTGTAGCCCTGCCCCTCCTGGCAACGGTTACAACCAATGCGGCAACACTGCCTAGCGTGTTTCCTCCTCCACCTGTGAGTGGTCCTCCACCGTTTTCTATCATTAAAGAGGAGCCTACATCAAAGACAGCGACCAAAGAGGTTGCTCCCGAAAAGCCAAAAGAGAAAAGGCTAATTTGTAAAGGGTGTAATGAACATGAGAATGCTGCCCTGGCATATTTCCAGGAACGTGGTATTAAAGACAGAAACGCCCTTGCTACTATCATGGGCAATATTAGACAGGAATCCACATTCGTGCCTAATATTTGTGAAGGTGGTAGCAGAACCAGTTGGAATAACTGCGGACGTGGTTACGGACTGATTCAATGGACATCTGCCGATCGTTATTATGGATTGGGTGATTTTGCTAAGAAGATTGGTGGTTCTCCATCAAATCTTCACACGCAACTTCGTTATCTCACAACTGAGGTTCAATGGCAACGAATTGAAGACAGGATGAAAACTCCTGGCAAGTCTATCGATCGTTACATGAACTATGCGTATAGTTGGATTGGTTGGGGACATCATGGTGCCCGCACTTCGTATGCCTATGACTATGCCAACCGACTGATCCTGGCGGAAGTTTGATACAATAGAATAATAAATAGTGGGGAGTGTTACTACTCCCCCTTTTTATGTCTATAGAAAATCTTCCAGACGACGAAAAGGATATTATAAATCTTGCTTCAAGAGCAGGATATTTAAAGGTTGATACTGATATTGGAGAAATTAAACTTAACTCTTATAATCAAGTAGAACTTCAACCAAAAGGAACTCCGTTTGGTGCAAAAGTTAAAGTAGAGGAAAATGGTACTGTCACACCTACTTTAACTTTTGATACTAAAAAATTGAGGGAACCAAAAAAGAATATAGATACAAAACAACTGTTGGACGATGCTCTGGAGGATTTCTGGAATGAGCAAAACCAAGTTTAATATCTTTGAGTTTAAGCGTGGAAAAGAAAAAAGATCTCTAAAGGAGTGGGTACAAGTTGGAGCAATATTGCACGGTTCTTTAGACTTAATTTCTTTAATTCCCGGAGTAGAAAAGAAAAAGGTTTTTAATTTAGTTGATAGTATTCAATTAAAAATGGGAACTATTGATATTATTAATGATTATATTATTCAAGATGAAGAATTGCTTTCCTATCGTATAGATAGAGTGGTTACTAAAGCAATCTCAGAGTACGAAAAGGATAATGTTTAAACTTTTTGAGATTAAGGGTGGAAAGATTACTGCTCTTCCGGATATAAGTCCAAAAAGCATTAAAGGGTCAATTCTTGCTGTTGTTATTGTAATGGCAGTTGTTTTCTTGTCTGGGTGGTTGAAGATTGAAGAGAAGGAACTTTGGAAGTTTTATAATTCTATTATACAGCATTTTGGATTAAAGCAAAACCTTCCAGATATAAAAAATAATGAGAAAAAACTTGAAGCAGAAATAGAGTCTGAAGTTGATAGGGCAATTAGTGAGTATGAACGCTTGACAGGGTATTCAAACGAACCTAGAATACCTTTGCCGAGGTTGATAGAGAAGGCTCCAGATAGTTCTCTATGTTACTCAGAAGAATGTAAAAAACTTGGAGGAGAGATGCGACTATGTGCTCCTTGGGTAAAAGATTGCGTTTAAAGTGTATAAATAACACATCCTTAATTTTTTATGGAGATTATTATGTCCACATCACAAGAACTGCTTGATGCCGTTGAAGCATGGAAAGCAGAAGACGAAAAGTTCACTAAAGGTAATGCATCTGCGGGTACTCGTGCTCGTAAAGCACTTCAGGAAATCGCTAAACTTGTAAAAGCACGTAGAAACGAAATCACTGAAGAGAAGACCGCTCGTAAGGAAGCAAAGGCAGCGGGTTGACACCTGACCATCAGCACCTTATAATACTCTCATAGGCAGCGGGGGTCCAAACTCCGCATAAGTCCTTCACCCCCCAAGCCTCTTTATAATGCTCAAACAGGGGGGTCTCTTATGGGTTAGTAGCTCAGATGGATAGAGCAATTCACTTCTAATGAATTGGTCGGGGGTTCGAGTCCCTCCTAACCCGTTAGACTTTTCAAATAAAAGTCTTATAAATAAACACACTTAGGTCGAAAACAATGTCTTACTCCAATATCAAAAAACAGATTAGTAACCTTGATTGCCGCTATTGGCATATTGAGGGTACTCCCCTGTTTGCAGATATGGAAAGACATATGTAAGATGTGATTCATAAAAGCAAATAAGAAGGGGAGAGAAACCAAAAGTTTCCTCCCCTTTTTTATTGCTTGTGACAGTTTCCTAAGTGTCCACCAATCTCCTCTCAGAGATCCACCGGTGGTATTCTTAAAGAGTGGTTGAGAGACCACACCGAACCTTGAAAATTTAAACCTTTAATGGGTATGTAACTCAGTTGGTAGAGTAGCGGGCTTTTAACCTGTAAGTCGTCGGTTCGAACCCGACCATACCCATCTGGGAGGATTTCCGAGTGGCTAAAGGAACCTGACTGTAAATCAGGCGGCTCTGTCCTTCGCAGGTTCGAATCCTGCTCCTCCCACCTTGACTCATTAGTGTAGTGGTTAACACGCCTCTCTGTCTAAGAGGTATCAGGGGTTCAAATCCCCTATGGGTCGTTGCTACGCTGCCTGTGGAGTGTCCCTCCTTGGCGGTGGTAGCATCAAGTTCCTATCGACTAGCGGTTAGGTCACAACCCTTTCAAGGTTGCAGCACGGGTTCGAATCCCGTTAGGAATACCAAGGAAACATAGCTTAGTTGGTAAAGCATTCGACTGATAATCGAAAGACCACTGGTTCAAGTCCAGTTGTTTCCACTTGATAAGGGTCCGCCCCCACCAAACATCAGTGTGACGGGGGAGGAGGGTGAAATAGTCCCCTAGTTAAACGACCCAAGCGCACTTTAAATCAGGCGCCCTTATCAACTTGGAAGATTGGCAGAGTGGTTAATGCAGCGGTTTGCTAAACCGTGAGGGTAAAACCTCCGTTGGTTCGATCCCAACATCTTCCGTGTGTCGTTAGCCTAGTGGTTAAGGCAGTAGTTTGTGGAACTACCTAGATGAGTTCAATTCTCATACGGCACCCCTCTCTGAGATCGCCAAGTGGTAAGGCAGCGGGTTTTGGTCCCGCCATTCGTGGGTTCGAATCCTACTCTCAGAATTTGTCCTTTTAGCTCAGTGGAATAGAGCAGTAGGCTACGAACCTATGTGTCGGGAGTTCAAATCTCTCAAAGGACGCTTGACAGATTCTTATGAGTCTGTTACTATATAATCTGATAGAGGGTAAGTCCCTGTTATATCCTTATGAGGTATATCACACTTACTCCATCAAACGTAGGAAGTGCAGTCCCTCTCGCTGGTTATGCTGGATGATGGAAAAGGTGATCCTGTCCGCACATAGAGATCCCTCCTACTATTAAGTCGTTGTGGCGGAATTGGTATACGCGCTGGGTTTAGGTTCCAGTGGATTAATCCATGAAGGTTCAAGTCCTTTCAACGACACTTGACAATCAAACCTAAATGGTTTATGATTGTCTCATAAGCGGGTATGGTGTAGCGGTAACACGTCATCCTTCCAAGTTGAAATCACCGGTTCGAACCCGGTTACCCGCTCTTGGTAGTCGCTATGCACATAGCATAGAAAGACGCCAAAGGAAGTTAAGTCAAAGAAACAAGACAAGCAGACAATGCCCTCGTAACTGGTGTAAGTCCAGTAACTTCCTTCATTCCCCTGTGGCGCAGCGGTAGCGCGAGAAACTGTTAATTTCCAGGTCGCAAGTTCGAATCTTGCCGGGGGAGTTAGTAGAATACCTTATAAATAATGAAGTGTTCTACTAAACTGATGAAACAAACCGCCACTTGTTTAAATTGTTCTACGATATTTACTTACAATCCTTATCATAAAAGAGGTAAGTATTGTAATAACAAATGCCAACAAGAACACACAAGAAATCAGTATATTGCTGAATGGAAACAAGGTTTAGTTTCGGGTGGTTCTTCTTACAATTTATCACAATATGTAAGAAACTATCTTTTGGAGGAAGCACTTCACAAGTGTTCTAAATGTGGTTGGTCTGGAACTAATATCCATACTGGTAAAGTTCCATTAGAAATAGACCACATTGACGATGACCCATTTAATCATTCACCAAGCAATTTGCAGGTTCTCTGTCCAAATTGCCACTCTCTTAAAACTCAACCTCCAAATAAGAGTAGAGGTGGAAGATATAAAAACGGTGGGCATCCTAAATACGGGAGCATAGCTCAGCGGTAGCAGCGTCTGCTTTACACGCAGAATGTCGGGGGTTCGAATCCCTCTGCTCCCACTTGCATAAATATTCCAAAAAGAGTATAATGGAAAAATTGTTCAAACTCTTAAGTGATGCTCAGGCATCACTTTTTGTACTATTTCATAAAACTTGGGTTTATCATTGGAATGTTGTTGGAAAAGATTTTCAGCAACTTCATACTCTTTTTGGTAGTCAATATGAAACTATCTTTGAAGAGATTGATAGACTTTCAGAACATATGAGATACTTAAACGTAAAACCTTTAAGTAGTTTGAAAAGAGTTCTTGAAGTATCTAAAATTGATGAAGCATCAAGTTCTGCAAATGATGAATCTATGATTTCAGATCTTCTTCAATCAAATATTGATTTTTGTGATATAATGTCTCAAATATCAGAAGAAGCAGAAAAGCAGAAGTCATATGCCACTGCTAATTTAGTTCAAGATTTGATGGAATCTCATGGTAAATTTGTATGGATGCTTAGGTCATTCTCAGATAATACTTCAAAGAAAGTTGAAGAAACTTTCGTAATTGATGAAACAGAAACTGAACTTACTGAAATTGAGTACGCTGAAAATAGTATAGAAGAAAGTATAGAAGAATAGTTTGAATTATGGAAAACTTAAAAATAAGATGCCGCTCTTGTGGAAAAGAGTTAGAAGGACATCCAACGAAAACTATAACGTGTGGATGTTCAAATATGGCAACAATCCGTGGAGATAAGATTTCAGCACTTGACTTATCTAAGATTGTTATGCTAAACTCATTAAAAGAAAATCAAAAAACAAGTGCGTTATCCTCCCAAGATATTGCTTGGCAGGAAGCACGTCGTCAGCGTAAAGTTAGACGACTTGATTTTGAAGTCCGTTGAGGACTTATAACGGAAGATTGGCCGAGTGGTTGATGGCGATAGTCTTGAAAACTATTAACGTTAGTAGCGTTCCAGGGTTCGAATCCCTGATCTTCCTTTACAAATTTAATAATTTCTTCAGAAGTGTTACGTAATGAACACAAAATGTTGACGATGAAACTTCTGTAATTATTATATAATAGTACTATCACTTTAAACATATGGATCAACACACCTATGACAACTGGGTGAAGATCAAAGAGACTTTTGAAGCCTCTGGTAATATGGATAATATGTTTTATAAAAGAGCAGTAGAAATAGTTAAAACCCGAAGAGACCCTCTTGCAAAGTTTCTTGGAGATGAAAAATGACACCTGAAGAAGTCCAGTCAATGATTGATGAGTCGGTTGCAAAGGCTATTGACAAGCATAATAAAACTGCTACAATAATCTCAGCAACAATCGGTTCGGTTTTGCTTTTTTTCTATGCACACGGTGTTATTGCTATTATAGATAGAGTACGATGACACATTTAGTGCATTTTCTTTTGACGAATCAAGTGTCCTTGTTTATAATCGGATGCCTCTTGACAATCGCTCCCGCTTTGGGTATAAT